TACATACCTACTGACTTTGAGTCTATTGCTACTGGAACTGTTACTGCTGGCAACACTTCATCAGTAATTACATTCTCATCTATCCCTGGCACTTACACTCACTTGCAATTAAGAATGTTGGCTAGGGCAACAGCCTCAGATACTATGTATGTTCGGTTCAATAATGATTCAGGCGCTACCAACTACGATAATCACAGAATGAACGGAAATGGTTCTTCGGTAGGAGCAGATGCTAGAATAGATTATTCGGCATTATTTGTATCGTCTAGAGGATATGGCATTGCTTCAACAGCGGATATAGGCTCTGCTGTAATTATGGATATTTTAGATTATGCAAATACAAATAAACATAAAACTACAAGAACTCTATCGGGTCAAGAATTAAATACTTCTAACTCGGATATTGAATTTACTTCAGGTCGTTGGAAATCAACAAATGCCATTGACCGTATAGATGTCAGTATAAGCACTAGCACATTGGCGCAGTACACGCATATTGCTTTATACGGAATCAAAGGAGCATAATGCCTATAACTTATGAACCGATAGCAACGACAACGCTTGGAACTGCTGCTGCTTCTGTAACCTTTTCTAGTATTAGTGCCACTTATACGGACTTAGTTTTGATTGCTAATATGGCTCAGACAAGTGGAACAGATGATTTTAGTATTAGATTTAATGGCGACACAGGCACTAATTATTCTAGGACAGTATTGCACGGCAGTGGTTCTGCTGCTGGCAGTAACAGAAGTAGTAACGCTGCACAAATAAGTATTTCATATTATGGTTACCCACCAAGCGCAGCATCTACTTTTGGTGCAGAAATAATACAGATACTAAATTATTCAAATACCACGACATATAAAACAGTTCTTGCCAGAGCAAACTCAGCATCTACAGGAACGGATGCAACTGTAGGGCTATGGCGTAATACTGCTGCTATCAATGAAGTAATAATTAGGATGAACGCAGGAACAATAGCAACAGGTAGCACTATTACTTTATTTGGCATAAAGGCGGCATAATGGCTAACACATATAAGGCAATAGCCACAGTAACTGCGACTACTAGTGTGGCTAATATAGAATTTACTAGCATACCTGCTACTTATACTGACTTAGTTGTAAAGATTTGCGCAAGAACAGATGTTGCTGGAAATAATAGGACAACTATTAATTTTAAGTTTAATAATTCCACAGCAAATCAATCTATGAGAACTTTATTTGGATATGATTCTTCGTCAACAGAATCAGCAACATATACTGATTTAAGATTATCTGTGCCAGCAGCAGGTGCAACTGCTTCTACATTTGGCAATGCAGAATTGTATGTTCCTAATTATGCTGGTTCTAATAATAAATCAGTTTCTGTAGATTCGGTAAATGAAAATAATAGTTCTAGTGCTTGGCTTATTGGATTTTGGGCTGGTTTATGGTCTAATACTGCCGCTATTACTTCAATTACATTTACTCCTGCATCAGGCAACTTTGTTCAATACTCAACAGCCACCCTATACGGAATTAAAAACTCTTAACGAAAGGAAAACAATGACCCATAAACTAATCGTAGATTGCTCAACTGGAGTAACTACTGAGGTAGAACTAACTGCTGAAGAAATTGCTCAGCGCGAGGCAGATGCAGCAGCCTTTGCAGAAATCAAGGCAGCAGAGGAAGCAGCAGCACAGGCTAAAGCAGATGCTAAGGCATCAGCACAAGCCAAACTAGCAGCACTCGGTTTAACACCAGACGAAATCGCAGCACTTAACTAAGTAAGAAAGTAGGGGACAATGATACAAAAGCAAGAGACAGTGGCTATTGGTTGGTGCGACAATGGGACTACCGATGGCAAGTTTACTGAAGGATTAATGACAGCAGTAATTGCTGGTCCTAACAATGGTATGCGCTTTACTACCAGCATACGCGTACAGGGTAATCAGATAGGCAGACAACGCCAGATACTCTTTGATTACTGGGCAGATAAACTTAAGACAGACTGGATACTATGGGTAGATTCAGACATAGTTCTAAGCCTTGAGGCTATCCAGAAACTATGGCAGACAGCCGACAAGATTAACCGTCCCGTAGTCAGCGGTGTTTACTTCATATCTAAAGAGAACGAGGGCAGTCTTATGCGCCCGTTCCCAGTTCTATTTGATGATGTAGATGAGTTTCAAGTTCGCTATCACCACCCATTACCAGAGAATCAGGTAATCAAGTGTGACTCAGCAGGCTTTGGATTTGTGCTTATGCACAAGTCTATAGTTCCTAAGATGAGGGCTGCCTATCCTGGTCAGTCTATGTTTATGGAACGCGGTGATGCTGATGACAGTAAGTTTATCGGCGAAGATATTATCTTCTTCCGCCGTATGAAGAAGGCTGGCATACCACTACACGCCCATACTGGAGCACTGGTAAAGCATATGAAACGCTTTAGCGTTGACTATGACTACTATGCATTGTATTGGGCTAATGAACATTTAAAGACAAAACTGAAGGAACAAGAGCAACAAGGAGAATAAGTGGCTGGTCGTGATATTACAGAAGGTCGTTCTAGTAGAGCGATTGCTGTTGATGTTGGTGTAGTTGCTACTGATGCCATATGGCAGAATACTGATATAGCCTATGATGTTGCTATTGGTGGTATGCCATTCATCTATGCCATCAATGATTCTAACCCATACATTCGTCAGACTGCTCCTTACAGGAAAGAACAATTTGATAATCAAACCGAGCCTGGTGAGCAGTCGCTCACTGGTTGGTGGATTAGAAGTCAGTCATCCTTTCATAGCGGAGCGGGGATTACTTTTTTTGACCCTGCTTTAGTATCAAACGAAGGAACATATCGTTTTGCTGACAGCCGTAACGTAGATGTTTGGACTAAAGGCGAAGTAACCCTGCTTAATGCAGTAGACGAAGAGCACTATGTAACAGGAGCAGTATCTAGTAACCTAAGAGCAAATCAATCTTTACGCTCTATTAAATATGACAACACTCAAGGTGTTCTTTTAAGAGATGAATATGATGTAGATAAGATTGCTCAAGATGGAACTGTAACCCACTTTGTTGATTATGTTCCTGCCACCGATGACAAAGTATTTGCTATCTGTGATGATGGAACTACTGCCTATTGGGTCACCAATGATACTGGCCCATCAGGCAAACTAGAGGTAAATAAGAAAGCCCTTACTGGTGATGCTTCTACTTCTGCAACAGTTATGTTTACAGCCAATGGTATTACTGTAACTAATGCGGTAATGGAGTTTGTCAAAGAGCGTATTGTTATGTGTGCTAATGACAAGGTATATGAGTTCTCCTCAGCAGCCTCAGCCCTACCTACTGCAGTTTATACACATCCATCTAGTAGCCACGTATTTACTAGCATAGCAGCATCAGGTCCTGCAATATATGTTGCTGGTTATAATGGCATTCAATCCACTATATTAAAATTTACCCTCAGTACCGCAGGTGTTATGCCTACCCTGACCCAAGCGGTAGTAGCAGCAGAGATGCCAGTGGGCGAGATTATCCATAAGATTCATTACTACTTAGGCTATATGATTATCGGAACCAATAAAGGTATTCGAGTATCTGTAGTATCTGATGTAGATGGGTCCATAAACTATGGTCCTTTGATTGTTGAAACTGACCAGCCAGTGTATGACTTCTGTTCACGTGACCATTATGTATGGGCAACGGCTGGGGTCGATGGATACCCAGGGTTAATTCGTATTGACTTAAGTCAGCAACTAGAGCCTTTAGTTTTTGCTTACGCAAATGACATTTATTATGGCACTTCACTTGGTCACGAAACCACAGCCTGTGCTTTTGCTGGTGATACTGATAGACTTGTCTTCTCATCAGAATCCAACACTGTTGGCGGGACTATTACTAACAAAGAACTTACAAGCAATGTTGCTACCCTGACAACTGCTACAGCCCACGGATTAAGCATTGGAGATGAAGTATGGGTTCAAGGTGTTGACTCAACATTTAACTCTACAGATTTATATACAATAACTGCTGCCACTACAACTACATTTAGTTATACCAAAGCAGCCACAAACGTAGCCTCAACTGCAGTAACCTCAGCAACTGCTCTAGCAAATGTACCTGGTTATACTTACATTGAAAGCGCTAGTGAAAAAGCCACAAGTGGATATCTACAAACAGGCTTTATCAGATACAACACATTAGAGCCTAAGAACTTTAAACGTTTGATAGGTCGAGGTGAATTTAAATTCGGCTCTATGTCTCTACAGACAGTAGATAAAGATGGTTTGGCATACGATGTAGTCAGTTATGATGCAGTAGTATCTCCAGTAGAAGTAACTACTAGCCAGCCAGCAGGGGCGCAAGAATACATAGCCTATAAGTTTATTCTATATAGAGATGGCACCGATAGCACTAAGGGTCCTACCTTCAAAGGCTATCAGGCTAAAGCCACTATCGCTACACCGAGACAGCGAGTAATTAGATTTCCCGTCTATTGTTTTGACGTGGAGACAGACAAGTACAATGTTCTAGTTGGTTATGAAGGCCGAGCCTTGGACCGAATCAATGCCTTAGAAACTATTGAACAAGATGGCGACATTGTTACTTGGCAAGACTTAACAACTGGCGAGTCTCGTCAGGTTTCTATAGAACAAATACAATTCACTCGTATGACTCCACCAGATAGAGGATTTACTGGTTATGGAGGAATGCTAACTATGACTATAAGGACTGTGTAATGACACCTAATGAATGGGCTGGCGTAGCCGTAGCCACACTAACAATGATAACTGGATTTGCTGCACTTGTGCGCTGGCTAGTCAAACATTATCTCTATGAACTACGCCCTAATGGGGGCTCTAGTCTTAAGGATAAAGTTAATTCTTTAGAGAATAAAGTAGATTTATTAACCGACTTAATCAAGGAAGCATTGAGGAAATGAATGAAACCTGTAGCCAAAGTAGCGTCACCTGCTGCTATTGCTGTGCTCCGTCAAGCGACAGCGTTGTTTCCGAAGCGAAAGAAACTGTCAGACGGGTTGTTGCCTTCGTTAGCGCATCAGAAAGCCAGCCCGAATTCGGACCACAATACTGGGCTAGCAGTAGATTTGACCCACGACCCTGAGAGCGGTATTGATTGTGCTGTCATTTTTGAAAAACTTAAAGAAGATGAACGAGTGGATTACCTCATATACAATAAAAAAATTTGGTCAAGAGCCAGACGCAAAGAAGGCAATAGGAAATATACAGGTAGTAATCCTCACGTTAAGCATCTACATATTTCTATTAATGATACTCACCGCAGTGACACTAGTCCCTGGTTTTGGTGGATGAATCAACCAAAGATTGTGAATCAGATTGTGGCTGGTCTTCAGCCTCAACCTAAGAAGAAGGTTGCTGCTAGTACCACAATGGTACCAGTATGCACCTGCTGTAAGGTTCACAATACAAAACGAAAGGCAATCTAAATGGAAGCACTAAAGCAAGTATCGCTGACCTGGTTCCGTGCTGCAGCATCTGCTGCTATTGCACTCTACCTCGCGGGCGAGACCAACTTTAAGACCCTCGGAGCAGCAGCCCTAGCAGGGTTCCTCGGACCAGTTCTTAAGTGGCTTGACCCATCTGCAAAAGAGTTCGGCAGAGGCGCAGAGTAGCCCTTTAAACGCCCTATAAGGCGATTTAAGACCACAAGACCCCCAACCTAAGGTGATTACCTTGGGAAGGGGGTTCTTTTTATTTTTATCGGCGTGTCGGTTTGGTAAAAACTTTGACAGTCAGTGTATAATTTATATATAATATAATATATATAGGGGCGAAGCCCCTTATAATATATATAATATATTATAATATATACAACTAAATATTCCTAGCCCAAGTGTTGAGTACTCTCCTGTCCTCCGCTTAGGGCTAGGATATCTAACGACAGGAGAAATAAATGATTCAATTACAGGGCTATGAACTGCCAGCCCACGTATCATACTCGGCATTCACTACCTACCTGACCTGTGGGTATCAGTATTATCTAGGTCGACTATTAAAACTACCTGAAGAACCAAGCATCTGGTCTGCTGGCGGTAGAGCATTCCACGCAGCAACTGAGGAATGGGACCTAGCAAATGACTAATGCGTTATGGGCTAAAGCCTGGAGTGATGAGACCAAAGACCTTGATTTTACTAAGGCTAGAGTTGCTGGACGAGCAACCATTGCTAACCCGAATAAGGAAGATGCTAACTGGTGGAATGAGAAGGGCCCACAGTGGGTCGATAACTACATATCTTGGCGTAAGAGCAATACGAATTGGAAGATTTGGAAAACCCCTCAAGGGGCTAAAGCAATCGAAATAGAACTCAATCCTGTCATCGCAGACGTGCCTGTGAAGATGGTGATTGACCGTGTCTTTGAGGTTAATGGTGAGTTAGTCATTGTTGACCTTAAGACATCAGCGCGTAGACCAACATCTGACCTACAACTTGGCTTTTATAAAGTTGGGCTAGAGATGATGCTTGGCGTAACCGTCAATCAAGGAAACTACTGGATGTCCAGAGACTCTGGGACAGGAGAGATGATTGACCTAAGTAGATATACCATCGACACTTTAGAATACTTGGTGTCTGGCTTTGATAAAGCCCGTAAGGCTGGTATATTTCTTCCTAACCTATCCAGTTGCAGTTACTGTGGACTCACGGAACACTGCACATTTACGAAAGAGAATAAATGAACAACGACGATTGGAAGATTCAAGTCTCCATCAAATCATCTGCATCTAAGGATGCCGATATGATTAACGTCCGCGCTAATACCGCTGACGAACTTAGCGTCTTACTAGAAGGCGTATCTAACTACTCAACTCAAATAGCAGCAACTGCTAAGATGGTTCAGGCAGCGTACACAACACTCCCTTTAGTGACGCCCGCTTCAACTCCCGTCACTCCGCCACCAGCATCCTCAATTCCAGACCAGGCAAAGCAAGCATCCCCTACCTGTATTCACGGACCTCGAGTGTTTCGAAGTGGCATAAGTAAAAAGAATGGACAACCATATGCATTCTGGTCTTGCCCTCAACCACAGGGTGTTGACCAATGCAAACCAGTTAACTAACTAATCTAACGAATTGAAACCACTTGCTGTTCGGGGAAGGTAGTGAGTGGTTTCAACTTAAGACAGGAGCAAGATGAAAACTTTAGCAAGGTCAGTAGGTAGAACTGACATAGGCGGTGAACCGTTGCCCGCTGTGTTCAAAGCATTTGAGAATAATAAAATTATATTTCGTAGAGCAGAAGTCTCTATGATGGCAGGAACTCCAGGTGTAGGTAAGTCAACACTTGCCTTAGGTTTAGCACTTAAGATGAAAGTTCCAAGTCTTTATATCTCAGCAGATACTAATGCTCATACTATGGCTATGCGCCTAGCATCAATGATTAGCGGTAAGAATCAGACTGATGTAGAGCATTTATTACAGACTGACTTAGGTTGGACTAAGGCTGTTCTAGCAAAGGGAAGTCATATCGTATGGTCTTTTGAATCTAGCCCTAGTCTGGTTGATATAGACGAAGAGGTTCAAGCCTTTGAAGAACTCTGGGGTTGCCCTCCTGTAGCAATATTTGTTGATAACCTTATGGATGTAGCCACCGATGGTGGCGAGGAGTTCGCATCAATGCGAGCGATAATGAAGGAGTTGAAGTATCTTGCTAGAGCGACTAATGCTGCGGTTATCGTATTACATCATACGTCAGAGGCTGTCGAAGGAAAACCGTGTCAGCCGAGGTCTGCTCTCCAAGGAAAGGTTGCTCAACTCCCAGCGCTTATCTGTACTCTCGGAGTTGTCGGAACTGCAATGGCAGTTGCGCCAGTCAAGAACAGGTATGGTAGAGCGGATGCTAACGCGAACCTCAATGCGTGGTTAGCCTTTAATCCTGAATATATGTATATTGAAGACATACCAGAGAACGCATAGGAGCGATTATGGATGACGATTACTTAGAGATTCACGCCAAAGAGATGGCTCAGGCTGAATACTTAAGACATAATGCCAAGTGCATACAAAAGATTAATGATGCCAAACCGCAAGTCAAAGATGAATACACACAAGGTGTCCAGGATGGACTAGACTGGGCAATACGCATACTAGAAAAGGATAAAAGTGCTTACTAAATCATCAATTAATAAAAGACTAACTAAACGTTTATGGTTTACTGCAGGGTTTTCTTTTAATAGAATTGCTCTGGGTATTTCTTTACATCGTAATTACATTGATATAGATTTAATTTTTGTTTACATTGGATTCGAATTTTATTATGGCTAATCCCAATGGACGCAAGGGCGCCCAGTTTGAGACCGATGTAATGAAATGGTTCAGGGCTATGGGTGCTGTATGCGAACGTCTTACCAAGACTGGAGCCAAAGATGAAGGCGACCTTGTCGCTATCGTTGCTGGCAAAACATACATCTTAGAACTTAAGAATAGAAAGAAGTTAGACCTACCTGCCTTCTGGGACGAGGCTCAGGTAGAAACAAAGAACTATACAAAGGCTCGCGGTCTTAAGACAGAACCACCTGCCTTTGTTATAGTTAAACGTCGCAACGCAGGCATAGAAAAGGCTTGGGTTATACAGGATTTGGAACAATGG